TTTAAGCGTATCGAGTACCGTGTAATAATTAGCCATTTTTATAAATCTTTTTTAATTCTCTATCTTCTATTTCTCGTTTCTGTTTTTCGTAAGTAAGGTAGGTAAGACATTTTCTAACCCCCATTCTGGTAACTTCATCAAACTTTGTAATGTCTCCCTGAGAAAGCGCATAGATTGAATTGTACCAGCCCCATCGTTTATTAAATTGCGCTCTTTCGCTAAAGTCATTATTTTCGGATTCTTCTGAATCTCCTTCTCTAAAGAGGTAAGCGTATGTTGAACTAAGTCGCTTCCTAAAGTCGAAAAAAAAAGCGTTGCACCTAATACAACATTTAACGGTGCAAATTTCATTACCTCGCTAAATTCATCCGAACCAGTATATTCAAATATTTCGTATCTGTCTTTTACTTTCTTTGTAATAGGTCGGTACATTACCGCCATGGCTTTGTGAAAAGTTTCTACGCTTGAAATATTACTTTCTAAATCTATATATTCTCCGAAAGTCATACCCTCCAGATTAGGTATAAAACCAAATTCAGTATTATCTATTTTAAATGTAGCTTGAAATTTAGGCTTTGCTTTGAATATTTCGTTTAAATGTAGAGTCAAACTTTTAACGTCGCTCCATTTTACTTTTACTACGTCTTTCATTTTTAACCCGCAGAAAATCTCTATTGTCTTTTGACCAATAAATTCTTCGTCGTTCGACTTTTCAACTACCTTCATAAATTCCTGATAGCTCTTTAGAGGTATTTCACTTAATGAAGTAGGTATTACTATTTCTGTTTTCATCTTATTAATTAACTTTTTATTAGTGTTTTTGTAGTATGTAGCTTTTATTTACACTATTTGCATACTTGAACGGGTGCGAACTATTATTTATTTACCAAATATGGTACTTACCGTAGTTAGAATTCATTCCTAAAGTTTCCATTTCATGGTATCTTAATGCGTCAATAGCGTGATTGTTCGTGTCAATCGGTTTGTTTAAACGTGTTCCTTGCTTATCCGTGTCCCAACAGTAAGCACGTAGCTCTTTGATTAAATTAACGCTATTAGACGTAACTAAATATTCATTTCTTTGCATAACGTCTATACCGTAGTTTATTGAATCTTTACCTTTTGTAACGCCTTTAATTGTTATTCCGTAACGTTTTATCTCATCTATTGATTTAGGCTCACTTGAATCAGCGTAAACGGGTACGTGTTTCGGTAGTTCTTTTGCAATATCTGAATTAAGCATTCCCGTTTGGTATTTCAGTTCGTTTAATATTCGTGTTCCGTTGTAATTGTATATTTCTATTATTGCAGTACTATCGTTCGTGTAACCGAAGTCTAATCCAATTCCTATTAATTTAGCGTCTTTGGGTAGTGTGTCGATTGTTTTCCAGTTACTGAATATAACGCCTTCTAACATTCCTATTTCACCTAATCCGTACACACGCCACCAGTTAGCCCAATATGCGCTTGTTTCGGCTTTTAAACGATTCTTTTCTATTTGTTGAACTATACTATTGTCTAACGCTTCGTTGTCTTTGTAGGTCAAAATTAAGAAGTCGCTATCGGGTTCGTCTTTTAGTTCTTTGTGTACCCAAAATTCATTAGCGGGGTTAAAGTCTAAATATACTTCTTTCTTTGTACGTATCGCAAGTTCGTTATAAGATTCAAATGTTACGTTGTTACATTCGTTTATATATAATACGTCACGCCTTGCACCCCTTAATTTACTTGAATCATCAGCACTAAAAAATTCTATTACACTACCGTTAGCGAACTCGTATCTTAAAAGCGACTTGTTGAAACGATCGTCAAAGTAGCGTCCCGTTTCTTTCATTATACGCAAAAAATCTTTGAGCGCACCCCGTCTTAAATGAGGTATACTTTCAGCTACTACGCTTATTTCAGTCCGTGGATATGCAGCAGCCTTTGTAATAAGTATCGGCAATATTCCGTACGTCTTACCCGCACTTGTACCACCTTGAATTATTTTAATCCGTCTTTTTAGATTATTTATTTTCCGTATTGCCGTTGTTATTATCATTCAAATTAAATAACGGTTGTTCTATATTCGTTTGTTCTACTTGTTCTTTTAAGTTGTTTAAGCGTTGTGTAATACTCGGGTTATATTGTCCTACCATACCGCCTTCGATTTGGTCTCTACGGATTTCTTTTCGTATATGCGAACAGATAGCGGTATATTCTGAATATCTTTTATCTCTATTCAAAAAATAGTCTTCTACTTCGCCTACTATATTCCAACAAAATATTTCAAAACCCTCCATAGTTAGGGGACGTTCTAAAGGCTCGGCTCTTTCTTCGAATTCTTTACCACCGAATACGCTTTTAATTCTTGGGTTCGCCTTTACGTCCCTTTTGTATCTTTCAAATAATTCGTATAGTTGTTCAGGACTATCTAAATTTCTTGGTCTACCTACTTTTGCCATTTTATAGTTCGTGTTTTTTTAGTTTTTTTTAATTTGTTCTAACTTTCTTTGCGCCCACTCTATACCAGCGTCACCGCCCCAAGCTAACCACATCAAACGCCCGCAGCCGTCTCCTAATTCTTTTTGTGAATTTTGACGGTGTCTTTCAAATGCTGCCATTCTTGAAATAGTTTCTTCGCTTATCGGTTCTCCATTTGCTAACTGGTTCGCTCGTTGTTTACCTACGGGTGTACCGCAGTCACCCCATCCGTTTTCTTCAGCATAACGTAACGCCATCTTTGCATTTTCAGTTGCTTGTTTAGGGTAATCGGTATAACTTTCTAATTCGACTTTATTTTTACTATCTTCAAAAGTAGTTGAACATACGGCTAATCTTTGGTCGGTGTTTTTGTATTCACTTACCATTGTATCGTTTGACATACAACGTTGAATAAAGTCTTTCTTTTCTTCGTTAGGATTCGGCGTTGGTATCGGCATAGCTGTTATATAAAATTTCAAGTTTATTCATTACATCACGTAGACAACTACCGCAACTTGTTGGTTGCATATTTACTTTAAATACTCTATTGTAAATTTCTAACATTCTTTTTTGTTCAGTTGGTTTCATAGTGTAACGTTTTTCAGTAAACCATTCAGATAAAAATTCGTGTTCGTCTTTTAGTAGGCATTCAGGTTTACGGTAAGGAAACAAAGAATTTAACTTTGCTTTTCTTTCGTCACAACCGCAATCTTCACCCATTACCCATTTCGCTAATTTAGCTACTCCAGTTACTTCTAAAACTTTTTCTACCGTGTCCCCTAACCCTTCGCTTTGTGCTGCTAATATTTCAGCTTTTGTACGTCTTTTTCGTGCCATAATTTATTTTATTAATTCGTAATCCTGATTCTTAAAATCTTCGTAATCTTCTCCTACATTTTCTTTCAATCGTTCTTTGCAAGTCTTAATTGTTTTCCAAACGCTTTTAAAACTTATACCCGTTACACCTTCTATTTGTCGTGTACTCATTCCTGAAGTTCTATAAAGATCAAATAATAGTTGGTCGTACCAGTGCCATTGTTTAACCTCTTTGTTTATTTTTATTTCTAAACGTTTCTTTGCTTCTAAAATTTCGGGTTGGTATTCGTCTTTTATTTGATAAGCTTCTGTTATGCTTACTTTTGTTATTCGTGTTTTACTCTTTTTGTAATCAAATGTCATATTTCGTAATACCGTCCAAATGAAATTCTTATTCAGTTTGCCGTTTAAATAGAATCTTTCAATGTTATTTATTATAGCCATCTTCAAATACATTTCTTGTACTATATCTTCAGCGTAAAATTCTTCGTTAAAAGTGCCTACGATTTTTATCCAGTCGTTGTGGTGCTTGCTTAATTCTATTAAAAATTGTTCGTTTACCAAATCGCTATTGAATATTCTATTAATACCGCAGTTAAAACACCTACTGTAACACGAAATATTGATTCTATAATTAGTTCGTCTTTATATAGCCAATGATTGAATCTAATACTATCCTCCCAAAACACCAAAACAAAGAAAACCCTATCTAAAATAAATAGGGTTATCAGTAAAGGTAAAAGTAAAACGTATCTCACAATACAAATTTATATTAAATTTTCATATATTATGTTAACTATTCAATATTTACGTTATAATCGTTTAAAAACTCTCTTAATTTTTCCCGTAAATCTTCAAACGCTTCAGCTACTTCAGAAGGTAGTTTATCGTTATATTTTATTTCATTCCTTAAATGTTGGTCAAAATCCCAGATTACCAATTTATACTTGTACCCATCTAAAGCCGTTCTAATATCTTCAGCTTCTTCTAAAGAATCAAATTCAAAAGTTACTTTTCCCATTTGTTAAATCTTATACTATCAATGTGTTTTATTAATCTATCTTCGCCTTCCGTTTGTTTACGTTCTATATTTAAAACTAAAATGCGCCCGCCTATTGGTTTTATTGGCGCACCCCGTTCAACGTGCCAGCCTTTAGAACCGTCCCCGTATTCTTCTTTATACGTTCCCGTAATCATTAAATGAAGTTCTTTTTGTTCTAAATTATATCCATGATGAGGTGCATGAAATATAGTATCCCTTACGTCGTGTCGTGCCGAATTTTCGTGAATATGTCCCATAGTAAAAATGTCGAAGCCTTCGTACATTTCTAAAGCCCGTGTTAAATTCAATGCGCCTTTTGTTACGACACCACCTCCACCCGAACCGTGAAAGTATTTTATCTTAAAAAAAACAGTTCTACCGTTTTTAGTTAAAGATTGTCTAACAACTACCCAGCCACCGTAACCGCCAGTCATTACGTTACTGTTGTTTTTATAATTTAGTAGGTCTACGAATCTTTGTAGTATGTCCGTTTCTTGGTATTTTATTATAGCTGTTTCGTGATTACCATAACCCAATACAGTTAAGATACTTGCATACGGGCTAAACCATTCGACTGCAGTTTCAACTATACTATCTAAATACTTTGCGTTATTGTGTTCTGGTCTTATGTCTGATTTGTTTCCTCGTTTGTCTCCTTTGCCTTGCATTAAGCAAAAAAAGTCCCCGTTGACAATTACGGGGATATTTTCTTTTAGGCAGTAATCTAAATGTTGTTTTAATAGTTCTCGGTTGCATTTCGGGTTGTCCCAATGTAAATCGGATAATATGGCAATTTTAACTTGCTTGCCTACTGTTTTTAATTCGTGAACGTTTCGTGAGTGCCTTACTAATTCCATACATATAAAACAAAATTAGTTAGGTTTTGTCCTTTTACATATTTGACAAACGCCTTTCTTCAAAGTTTAGTTCTTGGTAGTAATCAAAATCTTCTTCGTCTTTTCGTATAAAATCATTCTCATCAAATCCGTAGCTTCGAGGATCGTCTAAAATAATTGATTCAATGTATTCACAAATAAATTTTGTATTACGTTTATTTAGTTTACCGCTTTTCAAATTTTCGTTTTCGCTTTCCCAGTCGTAACTACTAATCTTTACGTCTACGCTTTCAAGTTCGTAATCTGAATCTACGTTAAATTCAATGTAAAATTCAAATAACATAGTGCCGAATTTACCGCATTCAATATCAAAATAACCAACCCCGTTGTGTTCTTCAATGTTTCTAATCTTTGTGCTTCGTGTTTTCATAACCTTTACTTTAATTATTTCATCAAAATTAATATAACTTTTTAAATAAACAATACTTTTAATAAAAAAAATGCGGAATTTTTACGTTCCGCACTTGCTTAGGTTTACCAAAGCCTATTTATTGATAACGTAAACTTATTTTATTTCTTGATTTGTAGTTATAAATATCCTCAA